GTGCGGCCACGCGCGCGCTCTCCTCGTAGTCTTTTATATCAGCAAGTCGGACAATTACACCGTGCAACATCGATACGCCACGCAATTGGTGCAAGCGCTTTTTAAACGCAAGGTGCAACATATTTTCTGCCGGCACTGATTTAACTCGCCCGTAAGTACGGTTGTTTTCCTGCGGGTTGTCCATGTAAACGCGGTAAGACACAGGACGGCGCCAAGCATTAATCTCTATCCCTTGGATTACATTTGCCGTATCAAGGGTATTCATCGGCACAAAATCAGGCTCTAATGCCTCAAGGCTAAATGCGATTTTTGTGCTGTGATTGAGACCCGCTACACTGCCTCGCACAAGTTGGATAAACACTTCCCCATCACGGAGCCACGTTCGCAACAACATCCGCTCAAGTTCTGGGCGGGTAAATTGTCCAGTAACTTCCGGTCGCACAGACCATTCCGCCCATTTTTTGCGGATTTGCTCTGCTAACTCCTCATCAACATCACCTGTTAAATTAAGCGGCTGTGGCTCAATGTGGATGCCGCGTGAGCCAATGACCCGCTCCTCCATCTTGTCTAAAATCCCGATCACAATGTCGTGATTTTGATCTAATGCCCGAGCCTGTTCTCGCAAACTTACCGCACTTTGTTTGGTCGATACATTCGCGCCTTGGCTTTCGCGTTTTGCCTTATGTGTACGGCTTGGCATAGCTGCCTCGTATGCATTCATCACATATCGGCTTTTTGCTCGCTGTGCGCCCCATTTAGGCGAGATTGCGGCAATTGTTTTATCTAATATTCCCATCGTTTAAAATCTCGCATATTTGATTCTGTGGCGTTTTACGCGCTGTCTTGTTTCCGCTAATAACTCATTAAGCATTTGTTGATAGCGGTCACGTTGTTTTGTCCATTCTGACACTTGGTAAGATACCGATCGCCCATTAAAGCTAACTTGGCTTTGAGCGTTTTCAATCTTCTCGTCAAGGGCTCTGATTTTTTCTTCGAGTTCGTCTCTTTCGTAAATCACAACCACCCACCTTTTTTCTTATTTCCGCCACCGTTTAGCCAATTACTTTTTGTTTTGGTTTTCGGTTGCGGTTTTACTTGTTCAATTTCTACCGCACTTTCTGTTTCTGCGTCTGGTGCGATTGTCTCTTTTCGGATTACATTAGGGTTTACGCTTGGCAACTTAGCCCAGTAAGGGATATTGTCCTCATCGCCCCACTTAATACGCTCATAACCACGCAAAATAGCGATCGCATGGGCATAGCAAAATAAGTCAAATGCCTCATTGTTGCCCTTACCTGGTTTACGCCATTTACCGTCTTGTCCTCGTTCCTCGTATGTCAGCTCATCAAAAAACCATTCGCCAAGCCACGACGGGAAATGGATATAGTTAGCCCCGATAGTCTCACGGCTTAGTGCGTTACTAATGCGATCTTTGAGTTGGTCTGTTTGGAGTAGGTATAGCGGCACATCACCGCGAGCTTTAGCATGACGATCTGACCGTGAGGTGTTATCAGGATAAGTGCGAGAAATCAGTTTTTGGCGTTTGGTACTATCACCTTTAACGAGATACACTCGTTTTGATATGCCATCACGCTTGCATCTGCGCCAAAACTTATAGGCGTTATCTGTTACACCGTCCTCACCGCCACTATCCACCGCCATCGCAAGGATTGGCATAAATCCGCTATCTAAACCCTCAATGCGATATTGCTTATTAAGCACATCACTGATGAGTAAATCCCAGTCCTCAGGGTAGGCGGACGGATCAATCGGGAGACTTTCTCCATCGGAATTGCTCCGCATTGATGATTTAATGTTGTATCTATCAATGAGCCACCGTTCGCTGTTTTCACCATAGCCCACAATTTGGACGACAAAACGGCGATTCCGCCCACCCTGTACATCAACTGCAGCCAATAAAAAACGGCACCCATAAGGTACCGTTCTTTTTTCGGTTTCTTCGCGCCGCTCCATTAGTTCATCGCTTTGGCGTTGTTCTAGTGCGGAGCGTGGTAAATAAGGCAATCCCCAGTCTGTATTTGTTACTGCCTTTAGCGTTTCTTCACTGCCAGTCATTTCAAATTCATGTTCAGCGGTGAGTAATTTATAAGTTAATTGCGCCCATGTTTGGTAAGCGGCTGCAGGACCTTCTAGCCAAAATGATGCAATACGGGAGTTTCTGCCCTCGCCATGTATCACACCATCTTTATCTATCGTTTGCCCCTCTTTTAACCACTTGCCACCGATGTTTAATGCGCGTTTCTTGTCAGGTTCTACGAGAGATTGACAATGAGGGCATTGTAAACGAGCGTTTTCGCTTGCCTTAACATAGTCGGTATCATCTCGATACCCCACCATATTTGCCATTGATGGCTCAAACCACTCTTGGCAATGAGGACATTGCCAATAGAATCTGCGTCTATCCCCGCGATTATATAAAGATAAAATTCCAGTTGTTGGCGGTGCCTCGTGAGTAGTTTTTGGATGATGTTTTATATCAACAATATCCTTGCCTGGCGAACTCTCTACAAGCGTCATGCCGGCGCTCATAAATGTAGTCGTCCGTTTGGACGCTAAACTAAATCCGTCGCCCTCACCGTCCACATCATCGGGCCATCGGTCGTAATCTGTTAACGCAACATATTTGTAATCGGATGATGACAATACGTTAATTGACGGCCAACCAATCTTTAATAGATTACCTGCCCTAAAATATTTATCGTGAACATTGTTATCGTTTTTACGCGGGCTTAATCTTTTTGCAATCTCAGGTGAGCATCTAAAAGTGCGGTCTAAACGTTTACGACTATGCTCACTGGCTTTCTCTTGTGTAAGTTGCACCAAGAGAAAATCAGACGGATCGCAAATAATCGCATAAGTAATCCAGCCATCAATCAATCCGATTGTTTTACCAGTACGAGCTGGACCAACAAAAATTACTGCGTCATACTCACGAGAGTTTAGGCAGTCCATCGGATCTAACATATATGCAGCAGTATCTTTATCCCATTTAACAGAGTTACCCCCACCAACAGGCACTCGCATATATTCCGCTACGGCTTCCGATACTTTCATTCGGCGAGGCGGTTTAAGTAGATTTGCAATATCTCGCCTAATATCTTTAGCTGATGCAAACATGACTACTCCTCTGATTTATTATCGCCAGCCTGTATATGTAATGACATTTGCGATTTAACGTCATCAATCACCTGTATTACACGAGTTAATTGTGTTGGAGTTAATCCACAATCACGCTCTAAAATATCTGGCAATGTATCAAGTGACTGCACAACAGCTTTAGCCAAAAAGCCCATCTCTTGAGCCACTTCAAATGATGGCACCAGTTCGCCAGTATCTCGCTCGTATTTAAGTCTTTCGTTTTCCGCTTGCCAAAATGCTCGTCTCTCAACAGGCGACAAGCTATCAACATCCGCCGTCATTTTTTCGGCAAGCCCGATTTTGATTAAATCAGATAGTGCATAGAGCTTTAATTTTGAATTACTGCCAATAGCTGGCGTTAGTCCTGCAAGCCTTTGTGATACGGTTTGTCGATGCATTCCGACCAGTTCGGCGATCTGATTTATATTGAGTTTTAAGTCGTATAAATTATCCATAGCCGAGACCGTTAAAATGCCCAAAAAAGGAAAAAGATGATGATGCCTAAGATGTCAAAAAACTGTCGAAAACCGCGCGCCCGAAACCCCGTGGAAAGGGGTATCCCCTCAGGAGTACCTTTTACCCTCGCGATTCTTGATAAAAATCACTCGATATATTTTTGTTTTATCCATAAAACATAGCTTAGGACTACCCTCGAGCTATCATCAGATAGTCAAGGTCAGTCCTAATGTATGTGCCTGTATATACCAATAAAAAAAGACCGCACTTTAATTGGCGGTCTTGGTTTGGTTAATCCACTTATTGAGATTATCTACTTGGCTTGCGCACTTATCTCGCTCTGCTGTTACCTTAACAAGCTGTATGACTACATCACCGTATGTCTCACCGGTAAATGCTGTTCTTACACAAGGTGCAGTATAGGCTTGAGGTGGGTAAATATATTCTGCTTTGGTCGTGACTTTATTTGTACAAGCGGTCAAGAGCAGACTGAGGCAAACGAGTGTGAGCACAAGGTTGTGTCTTAATGATTGTTTTAACTGATTCAGCATTTTCTGTTGCTACCCTTTCTATTTCGTCATTACGTTGCTGTTGCTCAATGACTGCATCACGCTCTTGTTGCAGTGCAATGTTCAATGCCTTGTTCGCATCTTCTTGTTGCTGAATGGTTTGGGCTTGTTGTTTTGTGGTTATATGCAACTCATCTATAACACTTGATTGGTAACGCAATGCGCCAAACAAAACCACTACAACAACCCCTAACGCTATGTAAATGTACTTAGTCATTATCAGTTACCATTAATGCTCGATATAGCTTGCAACGCTCATCGATGCCGTTTAGTCCACCATTAATTCTTCGAGTTACTTTCTCTACTGAATTAAGATCGGCCAATTCACAGCATTTCCAATACCAAACAGCAGCTTTAACAGATAAGTCTAAATTACTTGCTATATCTTCTGGCTCAATATCTCTACCTAACCATTTTCTAAACGCGGCATAATTATCCTTACCTGTGATCTGAATCAGTCCACGACCACGATACTTCCAACCATCTCCGCTTTTCTCATCTCCATTACCCAAACGATTAGCATAAACACGATTGGCTATGAGCTCAGGTTTGCGCTCATATTTCTTGGCTGTAAGTGGATCGGGGAAATATTTACGGAAAGTTTGAGAAAGCCCAGACCAAGAATAATTTAAGTTTTCTTTAAATCTTGTGAACCCTCCACTTTCATGTCCACATTGGGCCAAGAACATCGCTTGTTGCATCTTAGTTACACAACCTGCTTTTTCTATTTGTTCTGAAATAGCTTGATAAACACCCTTAACTGCATGAGGGAAAATTTTATTGAACGTCACTTCGGAAATCATCATTGTCATCTTTTTCAATTCTCCGATTAATGAATTTAAATAAGAATTCGCGAATTTTCTCAGTACCAACAAAACCAATCATCGTGCCAAGAAATGAAGAATATTCACTATGCCCAAAAATATGAGTGCAGATCGGCACTGCTACGCCAGCAATAGATGCACACATAGCTGCATCAATGAACACATATCGGAAACTTGGTTTCTTACGCATAAATCCAAGTCTTAAAATAGAAATAAATAATGCCCATAGGGCGCTTTGAATAGAGCTTGAACTCAAATTAATTTGTAACCAAGACCATATTAACGCCCATACATCAGGCTCTTTAATTGGCATATTTCCCCCTAATTTTTTAGGCAATAAAAAAGCCCACGTATTAACGTGAGCTTGTGATATGGCAAAGGCGCAAGGATTCGAACCTCAATTAGCGATTTTGGAGACCGCTGTCTTACCATTAGACTACGCCCTTATTGATACCCTAGTCGTATTACCAACTAGAGGTTATTTAACAAAATAAGCTACCGCAAAAATAATTGCGCTTATACCCCAACAAGTAGTAATAATGAGTGCGGCATTAGCTAATTTATTTCCAACTTTATCTGCTGCTTTTTCTGACATTTTCCCACCTACCTTAACTTGATGTTTTGGTGTATACTTAATCATAAATTCGTTCCTTTAAATCGAACTTAACAGGAATGAAAAAAGCCGAAGTGTTCCCGCACCTCGGCTTTTCTTTTGCATACAAAAAAGCCCCGACCGTTTCCGATCAGGGCTGTAAAATTCTTTTATGCGTTTGCTACGCGCTAAAACCTCAACTTACCGAATATAGTACACTTTCACTTGCAAGTAATCAAGTGTTTTTATAAATTTTATGATATTTTATTGGGCGATGAGGTTTTTCGCTCTTTCCCAGTTCATTCGATTAGACGCTTTAAATGGCGCAATCAATTTCTGAATGGTAGGGAGCGTACTTTTGTATTGGCGTTGATATTCTTGGTGATGGCTGATCACCATACCAGTGAAATAAGAGCCGATAGTTTCTAACGGCTTAATCATATCACCAAGTAAAGTGTTCATCTGCTTGTGACCACACCAAAGCCAAACAAGTTGTTCGAGTTCGTACTCAGTAAATTCAAACGTGTATTTCTTCTCAGGCTCAGGCAAAGATAACTGTTGCGGTTGGTTGCGCTGCATAGCCAAGAATGCACGCAATACAATTAAGTGGAATTTTGGACTAATCCACATTGCGTAGCTTAATATAAGTTCTTCACAAGCGTAGGTTCCTCGATTAGGTCCGCCATTGATTGAACGTAGTGCGCAGATCTGCGCAGTGGAATTTTCGCCTTGAATTTCATTAATTAGATCTTGTGTAATATCAAGACGAACAAATTGATTTGGACGATGTTTCGGGTCGTTTCCACTCGCTTTATGTAGGTCATTTAAAGAATAAAGGCCGTCAAGATCACGAATTGAAGTTTTAAGAACGGTTAAGTTAGACATAATGTCTCTCCTGAATGTTTTACGAAGTTTGAATTGACCTTGTAGGGTCGCCAAGAGGTTCGTAAACTGTCAGAAGCCAGCCGGGATTATTCCCCTTTCGGGTATTTTATTCTCCGCCCTCTCGGCATAGATAAGATGTGGTTATGCGCAATGAATGTTTAATGGCAATAAAACAAACAAGGTTGCTAAATTTTACGCATAAAAAAACCGCTATGCTATCGGGTGCGGACTTCCGCTTCTGATATAAGGTTACGAGCCTTGAAACACATACTAATAAAAAAGCCCCTTGGGTGTCAAGAGGCTTGAAAAGTTATTGATATATTGATGTGTCAACAGGTTTTAATGTTTTATTTTTTAACATTTCTGCTTCTTTAATAATTCGATGGACATTTTGTGGTGTAAATGTAATAGCGTCATAACCACAACCTGAAGAATTTGTCATTGAGAAACAAGATACTAATACATTTGTGTTTTTATTGCCGGAGTGAAACGCATAGACGTTATATCCGTTCGTTGTCGGAACAATCGCAATTTCTTTCGTAAAATTATCTTTTCGTTGCTTCGCAAGCTTGTCCCAATCTAAAAATTTATTAAATGCTGCGAGATGTTCGCTTACATTCTTTTCCTGAATTTTTAAAGCAATTCCGACAGGCGAACCAGCCTGCATTCGGTATGATTCGACAACATATTCTAGAGATTTAGAACCATCTGGATAATCAATCAAATATGCTCTTGTCGGACGTTCTAAGTAAGTTGAACCAATATCATTAAATACCATTCCTTTTACTTCTGTTGGAATTTGTACAAAATCATTTGATGCGCAAGAGCTAATAATGGCAGTAGTCATAGCTACAAATAACAATTTTTTCATTTTAGGTTCCCCTCGGTTTAATAGATTTGCCAATTCTACGAAACACAAAACATTTATTTAAGTTTTTAATCAAAGTTTTTTCTAATTTTGTGACCTACATCTCAAATTCAGGATGCTTTATCAAATTCTCAAATAAAAAATCTATATAGATCTAAATTAGACCTATATAGATTTATTTATCCCAAAAACATAAATTTAATCTTCGCCCCAGTAAATGCACCTTTTAGAAATCTCACGCCCTTAGCACGCTCACGATACATACAAGCAGGGGAAATATGAAGTGCGGTACAAATATCTCGTTCATTTGCTTGCTGAACGTATAACGCCATTAAGATTTGATATTGCAGCAAGCTATCCTCGTGAAGATTCATAATCTGCTCCTCAATCTTTAAGCACTCGTCATCCGTTAAGAATCGAATGTGAGCCTTGCGCACGGTAGGTAAAACAGGAATAGAAATTGTGGTGCTTGGGTATTCTGTGCCAATTCTGTCTCTACCCCAGCAATTACCCCACTTTTCCAACACTCTCTCAACGCTATACGACATTCTACTCTCCTTCCAGCTCTTTAATTTTTGCCTTGTAATACTTAATAATCGTCTTGCAATCTTCAATGGTGTATTTCTTTGGCTCGTGGTCTTGACGTTCTAACCACGCTACCTTATCTGCACCGATTTTATTGACGAGATTGATTCTGTACTCAATAATATTTCCGCTCTTGTGGTCATTACAGGGTGCGCATTGTTTATGTACGTTGAGCTCACAAAATCTTAATTCAGGGCAAGCTCCAACACTCCGATAATGCCCTGCATGGTATTGCCCTTGATGATACCGACCGCAACTGATACAGGGTTCATTTTTATCACGTAAACGAATGAATTTATTAAATACCGATTGCGCCTCTTTCAGCCATTCAGAACGACTTTTTAATTTAGCTTTACGTTCGTTCAGCTTTTTCTTTTCTGCCTTTTCTCGCTCTTTCTGTACGTTTTTGCGGGTTAAATCAAGTGCGCATTTAGGTGAGCAGACTTTTTGGAGAGAGTTTTTAGGGATAAACTCAATGCCGCATGACTTGCATTTTTTGGGCTTGAGGGTTTTAGGTTTTGTCATCGTCCGTAAAACCCCCATCTGTCGTTAAATTTAACCCCGTTAGCCACACCGTAAGCTGTGACATATTCGATTAGGCTTGCCATTCTGCTAACACTCATTTTTGCCGAGCTCTCACGGATATTCACAAATTCGCCCTCAAGCCCTGGCACAACATCTGCTTTTTGATTTGTGGCGATTGCATGGCCTGAAATAAACAACACTTTCCACTGTTCCATTGTGAGCTTACGCCCCATAAATTCCGCCTGATTTGCAACGTCTTGGCACATAGCGTGGAACTTGGCGTTTTGCTCAAGGTTTCGTGTTATTGGTTGGATTTTTACGACTAACGGCTTTTTATCGTCCGTTGGCAAATCTTGGATAAATGACTGACAATTTGATCGCACTTGCTCGTTACGTAAGAAAAACGTTTGTTTGTCAGTCATCGCTATACTCCACACCTAAATCCTCTAACCCAAAATAACCGCAAGATTTTGTTCGATTTACTGCGCTGTATTTGCTTACCTGCGGAAACGGTATTGGTTCAATTAAGTGACCGTTACAGCGGAAACGATCGTCATCCCATTCGCTACTCGATATAAAATAATCTGGCGTATAAAAATCCTCTAATTCCGCACCGCACTTTGGGCATTTGTAGCTTGTCATTGCAATGCTCCTTTCCCATAACTTTTAGCCGCATAAGTTTTGGCTTGTTGCTGTGGTTTCTCGTTGATGAATTGATGCGCTTGTGCCTGATCACAATCGAGGAAGTGGCCTCTATCAAATTTCATATAGGCCGTGCCTAATCCACCAAACCGATTTTTAGTCACAATGGCTTCTGAGTAAGGATTATCACAATCTGCCTTGTATGCGCCCTCACGGTAAAGCATGATGATTTGGCTAGCATCTTGCTCGATTGAGCCTGAATCACGTAAATCTGAATTAGCGGGACGTTTTACTA